GGATGCCGTTCTGCCCGGCCCCTGCAATCGGATCCGGCACCAGGCAGAAGGTCCCGAAATCGCTCTGAGGCAAGAGCGTAGCGTACGGCAGCATGTTCCCGCGCCAATCGCTCGTGATCGTCTTGACGCCCGGCGATAGGTCAATCGTCACCGTCTCGCCCGCATTGATCGTCATGTTGAACAGCATCCGTTTGTGCGTGACGGTGTTCTCGATGTACTGCAGCAGCCCAGGGCCGAGCACGGTTATCTGCGGATAGGCATCGGCGTCCCCGTCGTTTGTCACCGTCGTGACGGCGCCGAGGCAGCGTGCCGCGCCGGTCGTATCGAACCCGTAAAAGTGGTTGGCGCCGCTCGTCGCGATCGCCGTCACCGTCGCCACGCCGGGCAGGTCGGCGTCGATATGCGACCAGACCGTCCCATTCCAGTTTGCGATGCTGTCGGCCAGCGCCAGGCCGCCCGCCGAGGTGAATACGCCGCCGACATACAGCAGGTCTTGATCGTCGAATGCCAGCGAGTACACCTGGGCGTTGACGCCCGATCCGAGCGCCGACCACCACGAGCCGTTCCACATCGCGATCTTGGAGGCCGCCAGCCCTCCGGCGGTCGTGAAGGTTCCGCCGACATAGACGTTTCCGCTCGCCGCGACCGCGACCGCATCCACGAGGCCGTTCGTTCCTGAGCCCATCGCATACCAGGCGTCGAAACCCGGATTGTACATGGCCACATTGTTGACGGTGACTCCATCGGCAGTCGTGAACGAACCGCCCGCATACAGCGGGTAGCCTCCGATGTTGAATTTGAGCGCGTACACAAAACCGTTCAGGTTATCGGCGCCGAGGTCCGCCCACGCCGCTCCGCTGACGTCCCATCGCGCAATATAGTTAAAGGGGACTGTGAATTGTCCTCCCACGTAAAGATCGCCTGTATCGGCATCGATCACGATGGCCCGCACCCAGTCATTGGTGCCGGCACCCAGCGCCGACCAGGTGCCCGCCGATGTATCGAACTTTGCGATGTTCGCCGCCGCCACGCCGCCGGCATGGGTGAAATCGCCGCCCACGTAGACATCTCCCACCGCGTCAAGTGCGATGGCAAAGACGTATTGGCCCGAGCCGGTGATGCCCGTTCCAAGCGCTGACCATACCCCCGTCGAGATGGTGTACTTGACGATGCTTTTCCCGTTCGGGAGCCCACCCCATCCGTTGAAGCGCCCGCCCACGTAAACTGAATCGCCGTCGGGCGAGACGACGATCGAGTACACCGTCCCCGTTCCGTTGTTGCCCATCGCCGACCAGATGCCCGCGATGAGGCCCAGGATGTAGGAGACATTCGGCGTGGAGGCCGCCGCCACGTCGGTCGTCGTCTGCGTTGGCGAATAAAACATCGGCTCGTAGGCGATCAGCCGGATGCCAATCTTCTGCACATAGTCCGCCTCGACCGCCTCGACGTCGCTCAGATAGTACACCTTCAGGTCCGCCGACTTGCCGTCGAAGGTGTACCGCAGTGTCGAAGGTGGCGGAGGCGATCCCGCTACCCGGTTCCACCGCAGCGCCCCGAACAGCGCCGCACGGATCCGGTTCATGGTTCCGGCGTCAATCGGGTCCTCGTAGGCATTCGCCGTGATCGTCACGAGCCTGGGCTTGATGTTGATCGTGTCCAGGACCGCGCCAGGCTGCCCGTACATCTCAAAGGTCTTATGCTCGACGGGCGGCAGCCCCATCCCGTCGCCGATCCGCTGTCTCACCGACAGGCCGGCCTGCGTCAGATTAAAAGTCACGCCGTCCGGTGTGATCAATTCATAGGTTGACGTTGGAATCGTCATCGGCCCTCCCACACCTGCACTGGGCGCAAGTGTCACCAGTGGAAGAAAGGCGATCAACAGTGTGACCGTGATGACCTCTCTCATTTTCCCCTCCTGGTCAGCCTGCCATCGCGACCCTATCCGCTCAGCGCCTCGAGCATCCCGAAGTCGGCCAGGATGTCCTCCAGCGGCGATGTTGTCGTGACGTAAAGGTTGTAGTTATTGCCCGACCGGATCTCGCGGTTCGGCACGATCGCGCCCGCCACGTCCGGCACAAACAGTTCCGGCCCACGCTCGCCCACCAGGTAGGCCAGCCCGCGCGCCACCGCCCCGCCGAGCTGCTTGGCCTCCGCATTGTGCGCCAGCACTCCGGCGGCAAAATAGTTGTGCGTCGGGTGCGACGTGTGGAAGTTGTAAACCGGCACGTGCTCCTCGATATATTCGAGCGATTGGATGGGGACCAACTCCCGGTCCTCGCTCAACAGCCGATCTCTTACCCTCAGATAGCCCACTTCCAGCCATTTGCCGTTCACATACAGGGGATGCTCCGCCGTGACGCACAGTGTTTGCCCGGTAAATCGGATCAGCGCATATCCGCGCACTTCCTCTTTGGCATGGTGGAACACCTTGCAGACTTCCGCCTCCACCAGCTCGCCGCTGTCCACATCCATTGAAAGCACCCGGTCGCCGATGGCGATGTCAGCGATTTTCTTTAAGGTTCGGTCCGCCATCGTGATGGGCGTATCTCCCAGGAAGCAGGTCCCGCCGCCGCCACCACCACCGCCTCCGCCGCCACCGCCGCCCCGGTGGTCAATGTCCGGCTCATACACGTCGCGGTGGTGCGTGATGATCCAGTTGTTGATCGTCCCGATCGCCTTGATGTCGTTCAGCGTGTTCAGCACGCCGCCGGCCGCGCTGCCCGCTTCCGCCGCTGCATCACGGATCATAAAGAAGGCCACTTTCAGTTTTGCGCCGATCGTGGCTTCTGATGCAGCCGCGATACTTTTGATCTGCTCCAGGTCGCTGATCGTCCCGCCCGGTCCGCCCAGCACGCGGTTGACCTCATTCTCCGCCACCAGCGCCATCCCGGTCAGTGCCTTCGTCGCGACGTCAGCCCCGCTGCCCACGCCCAACAGTCCCGATTCGAACGGCGTCGGGCTGCCCGGCGTCAGCCAACTCGGCAGGCTCAGGCTATTGATCCGCTCGGCCAGCCCGTTCAGCCAGCCGATCACCACGCCGATCGCGCCCGAGATCCCCTCGAAGGCGAGCCGGATCGCCGGCAGGATGTTCTCGCCCAGCCAGGTGAGCACCGGCTGCAGCGTCGTCGTGATGTAGTTCCATAGCGCGGCCAGCGCCGGCGCGAGCAGCGTGTTCCACACCGCCACCCAGTATTCGAGCGCTTTGCTGATCGCCGCGATCGTCACATTCGCCAATGCGTCGAACAGAGGAATCAGCGAGGTCGAGATGAACCCCCACACGATCGCCAGCGCCGGCTGGAGTATGTTCGTCCAGAAATTCGACAGCGTCTGGAGTGCTGCCGGCACATTGATGCTGAGCCACGTCCACAGGTCGCTCAGCATCGGGAAAATGCTCGTCTGGATGAATCCCCACACCGCGGCCAGCGCCGGCTGCAGCGTGTTCGTCCAAAAATTCGAGAGCGTCTGGATCGCCGCCGGCACGTTCACCTGCAACCAGGCCCACAACTGGCTCAGCGCCGGCTGGGCCGTGTTCTGCCAGAAATCGGTCAGCGTCGTCCGGATTCCGCCCCAGTCGGTCTCCCACACATTTCGCAGCAGCGCCACCACCGCCACCAGCCCCACAAACGCCGCCACGATCGGCGCGATCGCCGCCACGATGCTGATGATCGCCGGAATGACCACCGAGGCAATGGCGATGCCCAGCGCCATGAGCACATCCTGCAGGCTCACATTTTGAGCCAGCCAGGCCGTCACCTGGTCAATCGTCGGTTGAATGCTGGCCAGGAACGATTGCACGCCCGCCACGATGCCCATCAGCGTGGCGGCCAGCTCGGGCGGCAGGAGCTGCGAGAGCAATGTCTGGAAGGCGGTCAGGGGACTTGTGCCCGCCAGCAGGCTGGTCACAAGGACGCCGAGGCTGTCGCCCACGGCCTGCGCCACGGGCGCGATCTTGGCCAAAATGTCCTGCAGCTTGGGCATGAGCGCCGCGACGATCGGCTGGACCGCTTTCGCGACGCCCAGCACGGCCGGCAAAACGGCTGTGCCGATGCTGGCCGAGATGTCTTTGAGGGTCGCGCCCAGGATGCGCTGCGTGTTGGCCAGCCCGTCGCTCGTGCGCGCAAAGTCGCCCTGCGCCGACGTTGTCTGCTCCAGGATCAGCGCATAGCGCGCCTGGACTTTCATCGCCGGCGTCAGCGCACTGGCCGAGCCGGCCAGGCCCATGCTCAGCGCTTTTTCCTGGACGGCCGCTTCCGTCAGGTTCACGGCCAGGCTGCGCATCGGCTCGGCCTCGCCCAACAGTCCAGCGCGCAGCTTTTCCAGCACCACGTCGGTCGGCAGGTTGTTGAAGGAGGCCAGATCGGCAGTCAGCTTCAAGATGTCCACGGACATGCCGGCCGAGGCGTCCTGGCCCAGCCCCATCGTCGTGAACAGGTTGCCGAAGGTGCCGCTGGCCTCATAGGCCGCCTGCTTGGAAATCCCGAAAGCCGTCGCGCTCGTCGCGGCGAAGGTGTCAATCACTCCGATCGAGTCGCCGAAGACGACGCTGGCCTTGTTCAGGGATTCGCTCAGGTCCGAGGCGGCGCTGATCGCCGCCGGCCCGATCGTCGCGATCGCGCCCGCCACGCCCAGCGCGCCGGCCGCCAGCCCGCCCAGCGCGAGCTTGCCCAGGTTCTGCACACCGGAGAGCGCGCTTTGGACGTGGCCGCGCACGCCCTCCAGGTCCTTATCGAGCTCGTCCAGCGTCGCCCGGATCGGGATCTGCGCGATGCCGAGCTTCGTCTCACCCGCCATCGTTCGTGTCCTTCATACTTCGGGGCATCATCCTCGCCTTCAGGTCCTCGAACTCTTCCCGCCGCTGCTCAAGCGGGATATTTTTGCGCGGCTTGAGCTTGGCCAGCAGTTGCGAGAGCGGCGGCAGCCGCTTGGCGCGCGTCAGCGCCGCTGTGTGCCAGGCCAGGCTCACCGTCAGCGCCTGCTCCTGCTGCATCCGCCACGCGGCCGCCTCGATCGCCGCCATCGTCTCGCGCGGCGTCAAGTCCCAGAACTCGAGCGCCGTCACCCCGCATTTCAGCGCCTCCGCCAGGAGCGCATCAAAGTTGGTAAGCCCCTGGGAACTCCCAGGGGTACGCTCCTGGCCTACGGGTTTGGGGCAGCATCGCTCGCCGGCCGCTCCGTGTCCTCGTTGCCGTAGCGCAGCACCGCACCGATCGCCTCCATCACCGCACGCGAGCACTCGGTAAAGCCGACCTCGTCCATCACCTTGTAGGCATCCATGATGGTCAGCGTCCGGCCTCCCGTGCGCGCCTCCCGGCGCGCCGCCTCGAGCCCCGCCGCCAGTAGTTTCGAGATCTCCGAGAATCCCGTCGCGCCAACCTGAAACCCCTGGGCGATCGCGATGATGGATTTGCCGATCGTGCTTTCGGCTTCGGCCAGCGCCCGGTTCGTGAACAGGATGCGGTACTCGCGGCCCTCGCCGTCTCGACTCTGAATGATAGATTCGCCTCGTGCGCCGGTCATTAGGTGCCGATCTCCACCCACTGGTCGTCAATCGTCATATCCACGCTGACCGTGGCGGCGTCCTGGTCCGGTCCGGCCTCGCTCAAGCCGGTCACGATCGCGTTCGCTTCCTCCAGCGCCGCGCCCGACTCTTGCCGCAGGATCTTGATCAGGTTGCCCGCCCGCATCGCGGTCTTGAGCGCCTGGTAGCCGGCGTCGCTGGATACATATAGCGCATCGAACGACACATCGCACGAGTAGCGCCCGGCCAGCACGCGCTGCTCTCGTTGGTCCTTCGAGCTGACGTCAATCGTGTCGTTTTTCTCGTTGAATTTGACGTCGCGCTGGCTGCCGACCACCTGGTACACCGGCAGGAGCGCCGTGCCCGTGTTCACCAGCACCAGAATATCCGTTCCATTCATGGCCATTGTCTCACACCTCCTCGATAGTGAGTTTGACGGTCACGACCCGTCCATAGGCATCCTGCTCGTCGGCCACGATCGGCCCCGCGCATTCCGCCCAAATCCACACAAAGCCCGGCACGACCAGCACCTGCCGGTGAAACAACTGCCTCACCCGCTCTGCCATCGCCTCCACGCGCACCGCGCTTCCCGTTGCATGGTCGTAGCACCGAATGTCGCGCCAGAGTTGATTGCCTCGCGTCGTCTTGGTGTCCCAGGCCGTGCTCACCGCCTCGCCCGCCGACACGATGTAGGGCAGCGCCGCATTGCCCGGCACGGGATCGGTCGTGAACACCGCCGGCGCGCCGTCATAGATCGCCAGCATCGCCGCGAGCGTCGCGTCCAGGGCCATCCGATCGTGAATCGCAGACGTGATCGGCATCCCTACCCGCCTGCCAACAGTCGCACGATGTCCCGCGCGTTGTTGAACACCGCCGGTCGCAGCCACGGATGCGGCCCGATCTTGCGCGTCCCGATCTCGATATAGTACGCGCCGTGGTACTCCTCATGCTTTCCCTTCAAGATACCCACGCGCCCCTCGACGAAATCCCTGCCCTGCTCGATTTCAAACGACACGCGCCGCGCCAGGACCTTCTGGCGATACCCCCGCCCATAGGCCGGCGTGGAGATACCCATCAGATTCGACCGCGCTTCTGTCTCGACGAACTTGCAGACGATCTCCAGGTTCTGTGCCGCCTGCTCCGCGATGGCCGCCTTGACCCGTGCCGGCTTCCAGTCTTTCCAGACGATGCCGATCACGATCCGACCTCCGTCACTTCGCGCTGCGTCTCCATGCAGTCAATCTCCAGGTGATGGCCCGCCTGGCTCGGCTCGCGCACGCCCTGGATGTCCACCGTGATTCCCCCGCCGCTCACCAGGTCTCCCCGCGCCACGTCGGTCCCATGCACCACATATAGCACATGGCTGATTGCGCGCTGCTCCTGCCGGGCCGTTTCCTTCTCCGCGCTCGTCGCCGGCCGGATCCGGCCGTCAAAAATAAGGTTCTGAATGTAAAGGATAGACCACCCGCCCTGCCCGTCCGGCACCCGGTCGCGGCGAAACGAGACAAACGTATTATTGAGCAGCGAAGTGAATGCGCTCATTGCGCTATGTACCTGTACCGCGCCAGCGCGTCCTTCTCACTGAGCAAGAGCATCCGCGCCGCACTCGCTCCCATCACGCCCTCGGCAGTCGTGTCGCCTGCAGCCCCATACGACACGCTATAATCCCCCAGGCTGAGCGATTGCACTCCCGGCACGCCGGCCGTCTCCGCCGCCCGCAGCCCTGCCTGGAATGCCCGCGCCGCCGCCCGCGTGCACACGCCGACCAGGTCGTCGGGCAATACCGCGTACCCATGCGTGTACACGACGACGATGTTCTGGACGCCGACGGCCCAGTCGTCGTCCACGCGGTAAAGCACCCCGTACTGCGCCAGCTTATAATCCGTCGTCGCCGTCAGCCCGACGCTGTTCTCCGTGACCGCCGTGACCGAGATCACCGGCAGCTCGGGTAGGAATATCCTGTACCCGCCCTTGCAGTCCAGCGTGATCACCTCATTCGTGACCCGCTCGATCACCTGGTGGCACCAGTTTTTGATTGCCTCGGTCGCCTCTTTGATCGCCCGCAGCGCCGAAGCGTTCTTCACCGGATCGGTGTGGATCGTCAACTGCAAAAAATTCTCAATGTCCGTTACCGTGCAAAAGTCCATGCTTCACCCGTGCTGTAGAGACGTTGCATGCAACGTCTCTATTTGTTCGTCATCGGCCTGCGCTGCTTGTTCCGCACCGGCGCCGTCGCCTTCACGGTCGGCTCAGGCTCTTTCCACAATCCAAGCCGGATCGCCTCGCTCTTGTGCATCTTGATCATCCCCACCCCGCTCGGGTTGGGAACGATCACCAGCTCACCGCTCTCCTCGTGGACTTCCCACGAGCTGGGATCGCCTAGCACGCCCGCGATCTTCTCAACCTTATCGGCCATGTGCAATCCTGTCCCTTCGCGCGTTCAAGGCTTGGAACTGCGCGAGCACCTTGTCTTTGTCTCGCTTGTGGCAGCGGATAAACCGCCCCGGCGAGATCTCAACGGTGATGAGCGGTTCGCCCAAAGACCGATCAATTTGCTGTTGAGCGATCAAGTCCGCCCGAGCGCGCGCCTCGAGGTCTGCCAGCCACGATCGGGGCAGCGCGCAAAACAGCGGCTTGACCAGGTACAGCGCCCGCAAAAATGCCAGCTTCTCATCTGCGCCAGACGTGCACTCTGCCCGCCAGGTCTCGACGAGCGCCTTGCCCGCCTCGCTGCTGCGCACGAACAAGAGTTCTGGCGTGAACACCAGCAAGCGCAGGTCGCGCGTGAGGCTCGCGGTCCGCTTCCGATCTTCCGGCGTGCCCAGGTCCGCCGCCATCGCGCCATACCGCCACAGTGGCGCCGCCGCATCCCACTTGGCAAGAAAATCGAACCCCGGGCCGACCAGGTCCCATGGCACGCATGTCGCAGGCGCAATGAACAGCGTCCGCTCCCACGGCAGCGCCCACTCCTGCGAGAGGATCACGCCCACGCCGCACTTGGCCGCCCTGGCCCGGGCCACCTTGTCGTCTTTGCGGATTACGATTCCAGACTTCATTTCATTACCGCCATCTTGAGCGCGAAGGATGAACCGCCCCGGTTCAATTTCGCCCGCTGGATGATCTTCCATTTCGTGACCGGGTAGAACGCATAATCGTGCCCGTACTTGGTCGTCGGATCGAACAGGTCGCACGTTCGCAAATCGAACCGCCAGTAATGCGTCGGGTCGCGGTACGAGTTGGCGCTGTTCCAATACGGCAACTTCATGTGCAAGGTCCCGTTTTTGCGCAGGATGCGCCAGCACTCATTCACCGACTCGATCAGGTTGATCCGCAGATGCTCCAGCACCGCGCAGGCCACGATCATGTCGAACGACTCGTCGGCCCATGGCCACGGCAAATCGTTCAAGTCCCAGACGACGTCAATCTCCGGCCGATGCTTGACTCGGTCATGTTGAACCGCACCTGCAACCAGTTTGTTGCCCGCGCCCAAATTCAAAATATCCATCATCGCTCCAGGCCATGGTCCAATGCCAAAATGACAACTCCCCCGCTCCAGCGTCCACTGCAGGTCCGTGGCGACATCGCCATCGCTTCATCCATTGGGCATTCGGCCCACTCGCCTTTTCCCATGAAGCGCATAAACCACAGCCTGTCAGCTCCGGTGGTTCCACATCTCAGTGCCGCATCCAAAATCGGGTTGTAACCCGTCGGCGCAGTCACAAGTGCCTGGCCGCCCTCCGATAAAAAGCTCCTGAATCTCCCCAGTACCATCGCCGGATGGATGCGCCGCCCGTCTACAGCATATCGCCCGAATCCGATGTGCTCGATAGTGGAAATGCTCACCAGCGTATCCACCATCTTTTTCGGCCTCCAGGTCATCACGTCGGCGTTGATCGCGCCCCGCTCGCGCAGATCAACGACCGGCCAGGTGCACGGCCCATAGTGCGCGAGCACGTTTCCAATTTCGAGCATTCGACCAGGATGACGCGACATGAACCACCGCGCGATGGGGATCTCGACGCGGCGCATGTTGAGCGCCGTGTGGTTGTAGCGATGGTCAAAATAATCAAGCCATTGGCCATTCCACAAAAATGTCATCTTTTTGGTGCGTGTTCCCGCTCCCATCGTTTCACCGCCGCCCATGCCTCGGCCCCATCAATCCGCCCCTGGATCGCGCCCTCCCACCGGCGCGCATCGCCCGGATAGTGCATCAGTCCCGCCGTCACGATCCCCCGACAATATTTGTCGAAGGTGTTCCACTCGTTGCCGAGCCACCAGACCTTCAGCGGGTCCGCGTACAGCGCTCGCAGCAGCGCGCCCTGATCGCGCTGGGCGTGCCTCTCCCACTCGACCTGCCACCGGTGAAAGAATGCCGCGACCCGGTCATTCCGCGCAAACGCCCACACACCGCCATTGATCTGCAGCGTGTGCAGCGTGTGCACCGCTTCCTTGATCTCGGCCAGCTCGCGGTGATTATTCTTGCGCTTGAAGGCGTGCATCGTGTCCATCAAATGCGGATCCTTGCAGATCACAAATTCCCACCCATCCTCGATCCACTGGAAATACTGGTAGATCGGCGCGACGACTTTCGTATCGGCATCGAGGTACAGCACCGCTTTCCACTCTGCCGGGCTCAGCTCGTAGGCTTTCAGTTTCGCCCGACGCCCGCCGACGTCGCTGTCCGGCTGCTTGATCAGCAGGTCCTCCGGCCCGATCTTGGAGGCAGCGCACAGGCAGATCGGGATGTCCGGCATGTGCGCCTTCGCGCTCCTCATCAGACGCAGCGCGCACTTGCGCGCCGGATCTCCGAATGCCACCACATAGATTCCCCGCGCACTGCCCGTGCTGCGCTCGACGGGTTGAGTGATTTTCAATGCGCCCACCTCCACCTCCGGCGTGTCCTTCGCCTCGATGCCGGCATCCAATGTGGCATGATCCCCGAACGCCTGTTCGAATCCTCGCGCATGATCGTCGCAGAATGCCTGCACGCTATAACGTTCCGTCGCCGCCCGCAGCGCCTCCCGGTCCGCCGGCAGCGCTAGCGCCGACTCGAGTGCGCCGATCAGGCTCGGCAGATTGCCGCGCTCATAGCGGTGAATCCCCGCCGAATCCGGCAGCTCGTCCAGGATGCCGACGTGCTTCGGGATCACCACTCGCACGCCGCACGCCAGCGCCTCGAGCACCGGCATCGGCCCGCCCTCGACTCGGCTCGGGCACACCAACACGTCGAGGCTCTGGTAAAACTTGGGCATGTCCTGCCAGTTGTAGCGGTGCGTCGGCACTGGCCACCCGCGCCCGCTCGCCATCCACTCCACGCGCTGGCCGGCTTTGGATTTCAGCAGGCCGTTCACCAGGTCGTCGCCCTTGCGATGGTTCTTATACGTGTACCCGCTGAACCCGACGATCGGCCGCTTGCATTTGGGATGATTGGCGATGATGAAGCGGTCCCGCTCCAGCGGCAGCGGCGGTTGGATCGTCGGCCCGAGCTTGCTCAGTTGCTCTCCGTATAGCCTGCACATCGCCACCCGCAACTGCACCGCCCTGGCCACTTTGTCGAACAGCTTCGCCTTGTCGTTCCCGGGCGGCTCCTCTTCCCGGTGCGTGAAATACGATGCTACCGGAATCTCGGGCCAGGTCCCCAGCAGTTGGACCTCGAAATAGCCCATCAGGTAGATGACGTCGCATTTCATGTTTGGTGCTGCGGTCAACGTCCAGCCGAGCCCGGCCGCCAGGTACCGCGCAAAGCGCGGCAGCACCCGGTCATCCTTGTAGTTCCGGCACACGACGTTGACCTTCACTCCGGTGACCTTTTCCGATGCAAATCCTGAATCAGCTACGATTAGAACAGATTAGAACACCAGATTAGAGTTTTGCTGTATCTATTGACAAGTGCAGTACATTGTGATACAATGTAATCACAATACGGTAACGAGGCGAATGATGGAACGCAAAATGTACGAAGCGACCGAAAAACAAAATCGCAAATGGGGTGCAACCGGACGCGATCTAGTCGCTGGAATGCCAACCAACGACGAGTTCAAGGCCATGTGGAAAAAGGCGCATGGCGGCAAAGTCGTCGGCTGGGGCCTGAAAAAGCGTGACTGGATCGTCAGCAACCTGGCCTGCACGCGCGAATACGAAACGGGACTCTGGCAGGCGCGCGTGGATGCGCTGAATGGCCTCGATTATCAAACTCCCCTCTCGGATGACGACGGCGAGAACATCAACGCCTACAACCTCGGTTACTATCGCGGGTACACCGAGTTCCCGAAACTCGCCCGCGAAATGGGTGCGGCCTACACCGCATTTGTTCAAAAATATCAGAACTAGCTAGGAGGAACGATGGAACTGCAACACATGACGATGACGGACGGGTACGTTGGCTCGATGGGCAAAACATGGGAAATGCCAACGGCAGACGACCTCGAAAAAGCCATCACCGGTGCGATAGAGATCGAGGGAAAGACCAGAGAGCAGATTGTTACCATCCTGGAATCTGGCGGCTCCGTCAAGTGGTGTAGGTCCCCCAACTTTTACTATGACCATTCCTATGGAGTGATCGGGCGCAAGAAAACCGCGCGCCCTGTCAAGATGGTCATGTGTGATTGTGGCCATGAGGTTCCAGAGGGCCAGCGCATGATGGCGAATCTGGGTACATCCTGCACGGACTGCTACAACCGGATGAGTTGATTAGGAGGATGATGTGCCACGCGAACTATTGACCGCAGCCCTACCCGCCGTTCGCTGCACCGAGAGCGAGCGCGCCGACATTGAGGCCCGCGCCGAACAGGCCGGCGTCGGACTAGCCGATTACATCAGGTCTGTTTTGTTTCCTACTCGGAGGCATGGAATGAGAGACAAACAGCATTATCTCAACCTGCTCGATCAGAATCCAGACGCTCAGGTTGGTTTCACTCTCGCCGCCGCCGCCGTTTATGCCGCTCGCTATGGTTCGTGTGATCCAGCCGACCATGGCACCAATGAATGGCGCGAGATTGCCCGTGATCTCAAATCGCGCTACGGTGAATCGCTGGACGGTGATCAGGTGCGCGCCGAAATGAAATCGTAGCTGATTCAGTTGTTAATGTTCCGGTAGGGGCGACTCTCGTGGTCGCCCCACTCCTATTCGTTTCCCAATCTGCTAGCTTACGCCCACGCGACCTGGCAGAATGCCGTCGGGCGAATCAGCCCAAAGGCCGCCCGCAGTTCCGCCAGGATCGCCACCAGGTTGCGGATGAACCAGTCCGAGTGGCTGTCCGTCGCGGTGATGGTCGTCTGCTCGCGATCCCACAGCACCGCCTTGCGCCAGTCTCCCAGGATGCCGGTCCCCTGCGGCACGCTCAAACTCTCCACCACGGGGTATCCCCACAGCATCTTCGGGCCTGAGTTGAGTGGACCGTTGTAATACAATCGGCCCACCAGGTCCGGCGTCAGCTCGATGTTGGCCCAGTCCACCGGATTGATCACCCAGGCGGTCGGCGTCGCGCGTCCGTTGACCTGGACGTTGGTGATGGCATTGCGCGCCGTGACGAACACGTTCGTGATGAACGGCTGCACCAGCACGTTCGCCGTGTTGAAGATGCCGGTAAAGTTCTCGCCCACGCCGTTCCCGTTGACGATCTGGAGCTCCAGCTCCTCCTGCGCGTCGTCGCGCAATTCCTGGTCAATGATCCCCCGGATTTGCGCCGCGTCGCTCAAGGCCCGCTTGGTCGCGCCCACGTAGACCGCGATCGTCTTCACGGTCTCGTAGACTTTCTCGAAATTCATGTGGCCCTGCGGCTTCGTGCCGATGATCTCGCCCGTCGCCCCGCTCGGGTACTTGACGTTCGCCTCCGGCACTGGCGCCGCCTCGGTCACCTGGCGCGTCTGCCGCACGAACTCGACCGTGTCGCTGGTCGTCGTCCGGCGCGCGACCAGGCTGAGCACGTTCAGCGGATAGCGGCCCAGCGGCTCATAGATCCCGGTGAAATCGGGATTGACGAATGCGCCGGCGCTGGTCACGTCGGCCCCGGCGATCAACTGCTTCATCCCGCCGATCTTGATCGGGTTGGACCGCAGCCCCTTCGCGCTATCGGGGATCTTGCCGTCGGGGAACTGCGCCAGGAATGCCTTGTAGGACTCCGAATTGACGAATTGCTCGCCAATCGTCTGCCCCTTGCCGCCTGGCGCGCCGCCGCCTTGGCCTTTCGGCTTATCGCCCAGCTCGATACCGGCGCCCAGGTCGAGGATCGCCTGCTTCAAGGCCGCGTCGCCCTGCTTGGCCTTGATCTGATCCCTCAGCTTCTTGGCCTCTCTCACCAGGCCATCAACCTTCTGCCGTTCATCGGCGGTAAAGTCACGGCCTTCATTCATGGCCAAATCGGTGATAGCCTGAGCCTCATCGACATCCTTGGCCATCGTTTCATTCATTTCTTGCATGTTCACTTTTGTACCTCGATTCTGAGTAGGTCTAATTGCGATGCGACCATGCTCGGTGTCGGATTCCTGGGCGTGTCGCTCGCGCCGCGTCCGGCGCCACGATCCTGGCCGTGATCGTCAACCGATTTCAAATCTGGCGGGGTCATATCCGCATCGCGTAGATGCCTCGCCAGGTGATTCCATACTCCCTGCCGGTCAGCGTCGGGGATCGTCGTCCCGCCCCGCCCGCCGTTCAAAACGCCGATGCCCGTGCTGCAGCCTCGCACATTCGCCGCGCCCGGCGTCCCATCCCCGGCCACCATGTGATGGATGAACTTGTAGGATGATTTCACCTCCGGATCGCCGTCGGGATTGACCCAGGCGTGCGTCGCGCGCAAGGCCGCGCGCTCGGAGGGACACCGCGCATCCATCGCCGGCCCGTCCCAGGCCGCATCCGTCGTGTCCGTCGAGTGCGATGGGAGCGCCGCTTTCACGCCTTTGATGGATTCCGTGTGCGTATCAATCCCCGCGCCCAACATCACGGGCGAAACCTCCGGCACTTCCAGTTCCTTCAGGAATCGCACATCTTGATCCTCGAATTGGCCCTGCGAGCTCTGCAAGATCTCGTAACCGTAGGACCACTCTTGCAGGTCGCCCAGATTTTTGACGGTCTGGTAGGTTTCCTTGCCCGCCTGCGTGTCCATAAAAAATTGACCGTCCACCCACGCCTGCTTGTCGTCCGCGTGGATCACGCCCCGGCCCACCGGCAGATCTTGCCAGCGATGGCCCCAGTATGAGATCCGCACCGGCGCGCCGTCCTTGAACGCGCGCGGCAGCGTCACGTCGCCGTCCTTGTCAATCACATTCAGCGTGGAAAACACCGCGCGGAATTCGCCCGGCTGCCCGTCCGCCTTGATCTCCATCGCCGCTCGAAATGTTTTGGTCTTCATGTCTCACTCCTTCCGAATGTGACCGAACAACTGCAGTTGGCGTTGTCCTCCGCCGTCCCGCGCGGATCGCCCGGCCACATCAGCCCATTCGCAAACAGGTCGCGGATCCCGACCGTCGCCCCGCTCAGCGCCGCGTGGCTCGGGCGGGGGTTCGCCGAGTTCACGTGCCAGGTCTTGGTCCGCAGTCCGCCCTGCCTGGCCGCATTCATCGTCCCGAAATTCGCCAGCGACGTCGTTCGCGTCGTCGCGATCTCTGCCGCCCGCACGTCCACCGCCAGCTCGAACACGGATCTCAGCGCATCCAGCGGATCCTCAGCTCTCAGCCCCTCCTGGATCTGCGAGCGCGTCGTGTCGTTGACATTTTCCGCCATGATCCGGCTATTCTCGGCCAGCCAGGCGTCCATCTCGCTCGAGTCCAGCTCCGTGCCGAGCTGCTCCGACACATACCGCGCAAAGTCCTGCGCCGTCGCCGTGCTCAATTTGCGCAAGTCCCCGGTCAGCTCGCTGTTCCATCTCGCGCTGTCCCACAATATGGCCAGGTCCGGCAGCGCCTTGGCTTTTGCCAGCTTCATCACCGCCTCCCGCTGCCGCTCGAACACCCCCACCATGTGCCGCGTCCACCGCTTGCGCCATTGCCCGCGCAACTCCGGCTGCGTCGGGTCTACCTCGCCCGCCTTTTTTGTAGAGACGTTCCATGGAACGTCTCTATCCTGAACGTCTCTCGACTTCGGTGGCACTGGAGCATTCGGCGATGGCTGCCCGCCCACCATCACGTTCAGCGGCGTCACCAGCCGGTCCGCATCCCCGCCCATGCTCGGCAGATTCATCCGCGATCGCGCCTCGTCCGCCGTCATCCACGGCCGCCCGACCGCGGACTGCAGCGCCTCCGTCTGCTCCTCGAAGGCGCCCTGTAACTTCTCCGCGATGTTGAACTCGACGTACACATTCTCGATGTCGCCGAACTCGGGCATCAGTTGCAGCTCGATGTCCTGCTCGATCATGGCCAGCCATGGTCCGAGGCTATCCTGGTACAAATTCCGGTGCTGCTCGCGGATGTTGGAAAACGTCGCATTGTCCAAAATGCCGACCATGGGCAATGGGATGTGGTAAGCCCGAGCACACTCTTCCCGCGTCAGTTTCCTCCCTGCCAGGTATTCTGACTCTTGGGCATTGAATGTGCCCGGGCGCCACGTCATCCCCTCTTCCAGGATCGCCGTCTTGCCGCTGTTGTCTCCGCCGGCATACAGCGCCTCGAACTCTTCCTTGAATCGCTCGCGGGCGGTCGTGCTCCACTCCGGCGCATCCTTCGGCCGCTCGATGATCCCCGCTTGCCTGGCCGCGTTCTGCCAGAAATGCTCTCGGTAGTCGCCCGCCGAATGTTCCTCGGCCAGCACCCGCCGCAGTGTCTCGAGCGGTGAAAGTCCAGTGATCGGGTCCTCGGCGTTATAGCCGCGGAAATGCACGATCTCGCTCGGGGCAAATTCCTTCAGTTGCCCGCTGAATGAAACCTCGTATCGCGTGGGAATGAGATTTCCGTACACATAAACCAGGGCCGGTGGAAGTCGCAGCAGTCCCATCGGCCCGTCGGCGGTCTTGACCTTGAGCCAGTAGGCATTGAAATAAACGCCCAGGTCGCCCATCAGCGATTCGATCAGGCGGTAGGAGGTGACCTTATAATCTGCCGGCAGCGGGTGATCGAGCAACTGAGCCAGCGGATGGTCGGTCAGCCGCACACGATCGGTGTCCGAAACGCGCCGGAACACGTGCAGCCCGAGCTGCGCGATGTTCCGCGCCAGAAAATCAACGCACGTCCGCACGTTCGGCTGCTGCTTGTAGAGCGTCGCGTAATCGTAATTGAACTTGTTGTACATCTGCAGCGAGCCATAGCTGATGCGCGGCCACCAACTGGCCCACCACCCGATGTCCAACTCCGTCAGTGCCCCGACACTTTGAACGACTGCCATCAGTTCACCACCTGGATGAAATCCACGTTCGATGACTCGATCACGATCTCTCCATCGAGCGGGGCAACCTCGCCTTTTGTTTTCAGCAACTCGGCATTCCGCAGCACCAGGTATCCGCCCGCCCTGCGCCACAGCACCCCGCGAAACGCGCGATCCGTCTTCGTGTTCACGATCACCGTCTTCAATGTCGGGTATCTGTCAAACATTTCCACCACAAACAAAAAGCGCCCTCTGCGACTTGACCATCGCAGGGGCGCTCTGAAAATGAGCGGTATTCAGTTGTCGGGCGGTAAGCCTACATGCCTACCCGCTCGTCTCGCGTCAATTCATACAGTCGCCACGCCTTCACTTGGTCTGCTTTCCGTTTCAAATCTGATAGGTAAGCCTCAATATTTTTCGCAGCAGTCTTGGCGATCAGAGGCAAGTTCTCCATGGCAATTGAGAGACCATTCTGCATAGTGATGGCCATCTGCTCAAAGGGCGGCCTGGTATATCGTTGCCAGTAGGCACTGGTATCCCGGTCCGTGATCTCCATGCACAACTCTTCATCTTCGTTCATTTCAGCCTCGACGATCTGTGGCCCGTCCCACGCCGGCATTCCGCACCTTGTGCAGCGTTCATGTTCATCCAGAGATTTGTTGCCACAATAATCGCAACGCTCGAATAAAACCACCCGTTCAGAAAAGCGCGGCAAAATAACTCGTTTGCCCTTATAGAAAATCGGAGCTCTGTCAGAATCCAGTGAAGCTGGGACAGAGATGTACCACTCCCGCATCAGTTCACGATATTGAGACAAGATCATCGTTTCGTTCACTTCGGCTCCCATTGCGGCGGCAACGTCTCGTGCACTCGGACGCCCGCCTCGTTACCGCAGATCACCAGCATCCACGGCTTGCCGCGCTTGTAGAGCTCCATCATCCGCCGGAAGGCTCGCCGCAATCCATGCGGCGGCGTGATCGACTCCTGTTCCTGCCTGGATTCTATTACAGAATTGGGTAAAGTGTCAATCGCCACCACGTCTCTCCTCTGGCAGCAACTCCCCAAAAATGGACGTGCGCACAGATTGGAACGCATCAATATAAAAGGTCGCCATCCACTCTCCCTCTTTGCGCTTGTCCCGCCAGAATGCGATGCACCGATCCAGATACGCCTTGATCTCGCCTCGATCAAATGGAATGACCTCATCCGAGCGCACCGCAACCCCTGGCCCTTCGTCCCGTCCATGCAGGTGCTCAAGTTCAATCTCAGCCGCTCGAGCGAGTTCCGTTCGTCCATCCTCGACATGGAAAATCTTGGCATAGTCCTCAATGGCGAGCATGAGAGATTCCCTCGGCGCTGATCCATTGCCTATATGAAAGTCCAAAGCACCGAAAAAGTAACCTACCCTTTCCTCGTTCCTCATGCCGTCTCCAACCCGTGATCCTCGTAAACGCTCCGCTTCTTCGGCTCGTGCCTCATCGCCCGGTCGAGTCCCATCACCATGGCCACCATGCCGTCAATCTTTTCGATGCTCTTTTCCTTGTCCGGCTTGATGTTCCCCGCCGGATCCTGCCGCACGACCAGGTTGTTCGCCATCCACGTCAGCACCGGGTGGTTTCCATGCGCTAATTTGTGCTCGAGGATCAGCTTCTCCAGGTCCTTCATCGGCGGGCTCATCGAGACGTATCCCTGTCCGAATTGCACCAGCCAGTCCTCGCCGCCGTACTCCATCAGGTCCGTCTGGATCTTCGTCGCGCCCCAGCGGTCAAAGGCGATCTCGACGATGTCGTATGCCTGGGCCAGCTCGTCAATCTCCGCCAGGATGAAATCATAGTCAATCACGTTCCCCGGCGTCGCCTTGATGAAGCCTTGCCGCACCCACACTGGATAGGGCACGCGGTCGCGGCGGGCGCGCTCGATCATCGCCTCCTCGGGGATCCAGAACCGGCAAAGAATCTGATATAGATCGTCGTCCGCCTGCGGCGGGAACACAAGCACCAGCGCCGAGATGTCCACGTTGCTCGAAAGGTCCAGCCCGGCGTAGCACGTTCGCCCGCGCAGCCCGTCCGCATCCACCGCCTGCCCGCACGCCTTCCAATGCTCCAGGCTCACCCACTTGGTCACCGCCTGCGTCCACACGTCCAGCTCGAGTCGCAGGAATGCATTCAGCGCCGAGGGCATTTCCCGCGCCCGCGCCGCCTTGCGCTGCATGTCATCGAGCTTCTTTGACACACCCAGGTTCGGGTTCGCCTTGATCCACAGCCGTTCGTCGTTCCAGTCCTCGTCCACAGGATTCAAATTCGCATCGAGCACTTTATCCAGGCTGTAGATCATCCCGAACCACGCATCGTCCTGCAGCACGCCTTCGAGAATTTTCTCCGTGTACTCATGCTGCTGAAAGCACAGCGATTGCCGGTCATAGCCGGCTGTCGTGATCGCAAACATCAGCGGCTGCCGCCGCGCGCCCGTCGCCGTCTCGATCACGTCCCAGGTGTCGCGTGTCTTGTGCGCGTGCACCTCGTCCACGATCGCGCCGTGCACGTTCAATCCATCCATCGTGTCGCTGTCCGCGCCCAGCGGCTCGAACTTGCTGGCTGTCTCCAAAATGTGAATGTTGTCCTTGAAGATCGTCACCAACTTCCGCACCGGCGGCGACGACTTGGCCATGCGCGTCGCCTCGCTGTGCGAGATGCGCGCCTGGTCCCGCTTGGTGGCCACCGAGTAGATCTCCGCGCCCGGCTCATTGTCGGCCAGCATCAAGTACAGTCCAACACCTGCCGCCATCGTCGTCTTGCCATTCTTGCGCGCCACTTCAAGGTAGCTCGTACGGAAACGCCGTGTGCCGTCCTCGCGTTTCCACCCGAACAATGACCACATCACAAACTGCTGCCACGGCTCCAGCATCAGCGGCCGCCCGGCCCACTCGCCCTTCGAGTGCTTCAGCAGTTTGAAAAACGAGATTGCCATCTTGGCCGTCGTCTCGTCGAAGCTCAGTCCTCGGTCTTTTCCGTTGTCAAGGTCTCGCCGGTGCCGCTCGCACGCCAGCCGCACCCATTTGCACGCCACCTGCCGCCCGGTCAGCACGTCGTCCACATATTGCTCCGCGCGAAATTCACTCGCCATCTTTCGCTACGCTGTTCGCCATTGAGAACAACTGGTCGGCCAGGCTCGGCTCGTCCGGCGCTGGCACGCTCAGCCGTGATCGCGAGGCCGGCGTCAGCCCAAACTCGGATAGCATCTGCCGCATCTGCTGCTGCGCCTTGTTCGCCTCATAGCGCCAGGGATTCTGCATCTTGCCACCTTCCGCGCCTATGATGATCTCGCCCTCTTTGGTCAGTTTGCGCTCGGCCACCACCCAGCGTCCCCATGCCTGGCAGTACATCGCCAGCGCCGCATGGTCCACTTCCGTGTACAGCCCCATCGCGAGCAGGATGCGCACCATCCGGTTCCACTCTGCCCGCGCCTCGGCATTCAGGAACTTGGGCGCATACGGCACGACGCCAGGCACCGGTGGGCGCGGCTCGCTCGCATTCAATCGCCGCTTGCCCGGATTCCCTTCCAGTTGTTTGACTCGCGTCGGTTTAGGCGCTGGGCCAGGTTTCAATCCCCCCCCTATGCCTAACCTGCGGCGGAATTTGCAAATCTGTCCGCGCGGTCAGGAAGAATTATGTAACTAGAGATTTCGACCCCATTCCCCTCATTTATTTTGTCTGCCAAATGACTCGCCTCTTTTTGCATGCAGACGAGAGTGGCATGAGGCACACAATGCCTCCAGGTTGCTATCATCATCCGATCCGCCGTCGCGCCGCCTGATGATATGATGTGGAATCGTTGCGCGCTGCCCACATCCAATGGTTGAGCAAACTGGATGAATCTTCAAAAATCTGGCGCGCTTCTTCTGCCATTCAGCATCATAGCCACGATCAGCAGCCGTGCCGCGCTTCGCATCCTGGTTGCGCCTTGCCTCTGCCAGATGTTCAGGACAAAAGCGCACATCCCTGCCATGAACGATGTGTACGCATCCTCGGTGCGAGCATGGCCGCCCAGCATGGTGGGGCATCGGTCCTCATCACAAGCCAGGCCGTATGTCCGTGGACATACCCAGTGAATTGATCAGCTTCAAAATAGCCATCGCCTGCTCGCCGGCATCCTGAATCTGATTGACCTCAGCCAACTGGCGGCGCACTTCCTGCAAAGCGGACTCGAACTGCCCCGATAAATAGCGGCAGGCCCACTCCATCAGCTCGGCCCGTTCATCGTCCGTCAGGTTCGATTGCCAGCTCTCGTCCAGCATCAGGTCGTCCAGCGCCACGGCTACCGATTGATGAGCCGGCTTGTGCCCCGACATCCTAGCCTCCCAGCGACCGCGTGCCGTAGACCCAGATCCGCCAGATCGCGCGGCCCGGCGTCGTGCCGTACTGCGGGCAGATCGGCTGGGCAGCGACCAAATCCAGTTGTTTCTCCAGGCGCGCGAGGGCATTTGGGGGCTCGCCAGATTCGCCCGCCAGTGAGGCAAATCGCACACGCACCAGGCTTGCGGCCTTCAGGCCGACGTCGGCCAGGATCACGGCCCCGTCTTTCAGCGCCTGGCGAAGCATCTCCCACTCTTTGGGCGTCGGGTAAACGCCGGATGGAAATTCCTTGAACCACAACAGCGTGGTGGGCGCAAAGATAACCCACTCGCCCAGCGCATTGACCTGCTCCAGCAACATCCTGGCGCTTTGAACGGCCGTTGCCGAGTGCTGCGCCAGGTCGCTCGCCTGGCCGGTCAGTTGTGCGATCGCGGTTTGCAAGCCCGTCAAAGGATCAGCCATGATCCCACCTCCGGCAAGCTCGCCGAGAGAGCCGCATAGCCCGGCAATTGCCCGGCGATGTTCACACTTTGGCCAGGACTGAATTCATAGTCGCCCAGGGTGAACCAGGCACAGCCGAGCACATAGTCGTCCTTGGCGAGCTCGGTCAAATACCAACGCCAGTCATCCCAGTCTGGCTTGCGGTATCCATCTACCTGATAGGCTTCGGTGATGACGACGGGCGGCATGGGATAGCCCTTCGCATCCATCAATGCCTTGATGTACCGGTAGCGCAGCGCCGTCTTGTCGTCATAGGCTTGCTTGAACAATCGGCGCTCATCGTTCACGCTGCCTTCGTGCACCGCCAGGGCATGCCCATGCTCTGCCGCCCATTTCAGCGTTTCCAGTGTGCCTTCTGCCTGCGCAAAGTCGGTCGCTGCGATGGTAGGTGAACGGGGTAAGCCGGCTGTCCAGGCCCAGATCGCCGTCTTGTACCCGTGCGCCTCGGCGTCTTCCATGCACCATTGAACGAACTCGGAGGCGCGAGCGATGCCGTAGGCATCGGCAGGATCGGGTTCATTCATAAATTCAAGATAGGTCGGCTTGAATGTGTTCCTGTCCATCGTCGGATAGATGTGCGCCATCCAATCCAGAGCGATCGCCCTGGACTGGCTGGCAGGCCATTGCCAGTTGCCGCCGGGCGTATCCTCGTCATATTCCTCGGGTCGCACGAACACGACCGAGATCGTGTCACGATTGACCTCGCTCGCTTGCATCAGCACGCCAAAGTCGTTGTCTGACATCACGAGAGTGCTGCCCTGGATGGACCACAGCCAATTTCCATAGCCGTTTTTGCCGCCGGCGCTCATGTGGACGCCGCCGAGCCGCGTCGGGCGGTTGTAGGTCATGGCAGGTGGCGTGATAATCTCATCGTCATCGTAGGCATCGTACCGTGCCGTGACAATGGGCTTGGCCGCGAGCGCATCAACCGCCCCCGTGATCGTCGCCCATTGAGGCGACAGATCTGCTTCAGTTTCCGCCTCCAGGAGAACTCGGCGCCGCTTCATCTTCCAGCCTCGGGAAAGTAATTCGTGCTGACTATCTGAATCAGGAGTGCATCGTCAATGTATTGATCCATGTTCGTCGGCAAATAGCCCGTGCCCACATCCGGCCGCGTGTGCGTCCACACCGTGATATGATCGGCTTGCGCCGTCGCCATGACGCTAAACGTTGACCAGCGGTCAAATGAATCTCCCTCCGCCGACCAGATGATGCTTGCACTGAACGGGTCATCGCCGCCGGTCGGGTCTATGCCGACCTTGAAATGAAACGTGTCTTGTTGATCGGAGTGCTGCCCGCCCTGGCAGTTGTCATAGTTGGCGCACTCCCACATCATCGCATGGACAGAGAACAGGTAGCGCATTCCGACCGTCGCCGTGATCGTCTGGTACAGGCCCGCCCAGAACATCCGGCCATAGCCGAAATAGGATTGACTGCCCGATCCGGAGTGGATCCTGAACGTGTTGGGCAATCCGCGATAGGTGAATTCCGGCTGCTGCCATGAGCAGCCCCGATCATTGTTGCAATTCCCATTTGACAGCGTGCAGGTCCGAGGGCATGGGACGAAGCAGCCTGGATGCCCGATCTGCCCGCCTGGGCAGGGGTCCGCCACATACCAGCCTTGCCAACGATTCGCGATGCAGTAGGCATTGGCGCTGCAAAGGTAGGGCATCTCAAAAGAGGAATTCTCGATCAATCCACCTGGCGGCGTCGGCGCGGGCGTCGGCGTCTTGACCGCCGCTGCGCCAATCGGCTGGACCGTCGGCAGGCTGCTGGTGCTGAGGAGCGGAGAGGTGAGAGGTCGCGGCATGATCGGATAGGTGCAGCCGACCAAAAGTGCTACCAGGAAAGGAACAAGTTTTCGAGTCATGGCCCCCCGCCTCCTGATCCTGCCTTGTTCATGAACGGGCAATCGGGCAACGGACAGGCCGGTCCCTGTTTCACCGCTTCCAAAACCTTGTAAAGCGCCTGCGTATTCGCATCAAGAGAGCGGGTGATGTCGTTCATCGCGCTGGCGGCATTCGCAATGAATTTGATCATCTCGCCGTTTTGAGCGATGAACCGCTCGTAGATGGGGGCCAGTTCCGCTCGCTCGGCACGCTCCCTCTCTACCTGGGCCTTTTTCTCGCTTTTCCTGAGCTCCATCCATTCCGGCCACCCCTTTTCGATCACCACCGGAAGCACTTTGTAGACAAAGTAGATGGCGATCACCAGCCAGGCGCCGTATCGCTCGGCGAGTGAGAGCAGTTCAGTCATTAGTGAATGAACTTGTTGGCGCGCAAGGTCGCCCGGAGCCCCAGATAGACCGGTTTGACCCGCGAGGCCGCCCAGCCGGCCAGCACCAGCTCGACCCATTTGCCGATCTCGAAAAAGATCGGCGATGGGTCAGGCAGCCAGGGCACATGAGGCGCGAGCGCCGCCCACAGATACAAAAGGCCATTGACGATCGCGCCGCCAATGGCCACTCGAACCGAAGGTTCAGCGAGGATACCCTTGAGCAAGTCCAACAAGACCTGCATGTGTGCCTCCCCTCCCTTGATCCGGCTCGCAAAACAAAAATCTCCTGGATGGCAAAGCGAGCCGGATCCAGGAGAATTCAGTTACGTTCATTCTAGCACATATGTTGCATGGCTGTCAAACCCCATCAAATCGGCGATTTAAACAGAAAGGCCCCGAATCTCCAGGATCCCAGGGCCTTTCTGCCGTCCACAGCGTCTTGAGTCGTATGCCCTAAGAGTAGCACAAATGAGCGCACAAGTCAATCACGAATAACCAGGTCCAGCCACACGCCATAGTCACCCAGGTCATTCCCCTTCCGGCGCCATCCACCTCGAATGTTCGCCCCGCATTGAGCCATCTTCTCCGGCCGGCTGGCGCGATACTTCCTTGCCATCTCCCGGCTCAAATGCCCCACGATCTTGCCCTCGATCTCGACTCGCACCGCCTGGTTGTCGTGAGGATTCGAATCATCCAGGATAAGTGTAGCCGTCACCAACTTGTGTTCGCCTTTCGCCGTGCGCTTGCCGCAGATCGCCTCCAGGTTCTGCTGGTAGTACGATTCGCCGACCACCTCCACTGAAAATGTGCCAGATCCCGGCTTTACTGTGACATTTTCAGCCCTCGGTTGAACCTGCATAATGGCCCAAGCGATCCCTGCCAGCACACCCAGCGTGGAGGCCAGTAGACCCATCACAATCTGTGCGCCTGAGAAAAAATTCAATACCGGTTGATTGGAAAACTTGGATCCAATGATGCCGCCGGCTAGGCAGTACAGCGTTCCGACCGCCAACAAGATCAAAGCGATGACGCCGATATTGATTCTTTTCGGAGGCCTTGAATTGATTGGTTGCATGGCTCTACCTTAAAACTTTCAGGGAGGTATTGACAATCTATTCATATAGATATATAATCTGAACGCGCATACGGAGCAAACCCAATGGCAAAAGTGACACAACTACAAGAACTGACGACTGCCCAAATTGCTGATAGGCTTGGAATTACGCCTCTGGCTGTTCGAGGCCTGATCAAGCGCGGTCATTTTCCAAATGTGCGCAAGTTGCCAGCAGCAAATGCAACGTACCTGATCCCCTATTCAGACTTCGAGAATTACCTCGCAGTGCGTGAGGCTCGCAAGAGACAAAAAAGCGCCACTGCCGCTGAAAGCGGCTAGTGGCGCTATCGCACTACTCGGTCCTGTCGGACCGACCTCAACTGTGAGTCTTGGCAGGCAATCAGTTGGGTCAGCACATTAATAACCGAATAGCACGATGGTGAGCCGCACAGGACTCGAACCTGTAACCAAGGGATTAAGAGTCCCCTGCTCTGGCTACCCGGTTATCTGCCTAAATTGTACCACACCTTTTGGGCAAAAATCAACTGGGTGCGATACTAAAGGCTACCATGTCCTCTGGTGAGAATGGCAGCGGAACTTGATCGAGCACGTTCATCAGTTCGTCGTCCGGCAGCCGGCCATAGATGTCGGCCGTGACTGACTCCTGGGAATGGCCTGCCGCCTGGCTGACCAGGCCCAGCGAAACGCCCGCCGCCTGCCAGTCCCGAATCCTTCGATGCCTCCAGTTGTGGGGATTCCACCCCGACTTGACCCCGGCCGCCTGCGCAATCCGCTCAAGGATCTGATACAAGCCTGAGTATTTGAGGGGACCTCTGATCCCGAGAAAGACGTGATCGTCCTCGGAATCGGGCCGGACCTGCAGGTAGGCTCGCAGCGCCTCGACGGCCTTCGGAATCAGTTGCACGACTCGCGTCTTGTTCCCTTTCTCGGTCACATGCGCTCGACCTGATTCCAGGTGAAGGTCAGACAACTTCAATCCGACCACCCCTGCGGCGCGGGCACCCGTGGAGTAAAAGAACCAGCATAGCGCCAGCTCGCGCTCGCCCATCTTGGCCGCCGTCTCCAGCATCGCGGCAAGATCCGTGTGCTCGATGCCCTTCGGCTTTCCCTTCGGTAATTTGGGCAGTTCGAGCCGCCGGGCGGTGTTCTGGGCGATCAGGTTCTCCTCCTCGAGCCAGGCAAATAGCCGCTTGGCTGCCCGCACGTAGCCATGCAGCGTGTGCTTGGAAAGCCCGCCCTGCAAAGCGCTCCGACCGGAGGGATGATCGGCGTAACGGGTCGTGCGCTCGCACAAGCCTACTCTCCATCGTCGCAAGTCCTGGATCGTCACGGCCTGCACATCCACGTCGCCCAGGAATGCCACCAGGCAGTTCAGGCGGCGCCGATACCAGACCAGCGTCGCCTTGGAGGCCACCCCGTTGAGCGACAAGAGGAACGCCTCGACTGACTGAGTCATTTGCATATGTACGCACCTCCATCCTGGTGCTTAGATATGCCTCAATCAATCGAGGCGGTCAACCCTGAGCTGGGCGGCCGGCTTGCACGCCAGCCGCTCCCATGATTGTACCACGAAGCCCTCTGATTTCCCAGGGCGAAAGGGGGTGATAGGCAAAGAGAGACAAAAGGGCGCTGGGGCCACGAGTCAAATGTTGGAAGACCGGGCTGGCTTCCATGGGGAGGCGCGTGGCCCCAGCCACAAAACAAGAAAGGAGATCAAGTGAAATCACAAGTCCAGACTCGAATCATTGTCCAACTCTCGACCGACGAGGCGCGCAGCGCGGTCACGGATGCGACCGATCTGCAGCTCTCCATCCGGTCCGCGCTGTATGCTCTCGACGGCGAGCCGGTTCAACTTCTGCGTCCCGCTCCAGCGCAGCTCTTGCCGCCGAAAAAAAAATAGAGACGGCAAGAAGAGAAAGCGGACCATGCCCAAATTCGGCGAATGTCCTTTCTGCCATGAGATGAAGGATATTAGGGGCCTTGGCCGCCATGTCAAATCTTGCGAAGCGATCCACAGCAAGGTGGATGCCGTGGAAAGCCAGTAAACAAAGGAGGATTGCATGGGCAAAGATTTCAGCGTAACCATCATCGATCCGGAGCGAGCCGCCGAATGGACTGATGTTCTGGGCACGACCACCGTCAACGTCGTCTCGCCCTTGCCGAGCCTGGTCAACCTGCCCGGCCACCCGCGTGCGCTCGCCTTCTTCCTGGACATCAAGCTCTTGTCCGGCGCCCAGCGGGCCGCCCTGGTCAACCACCTGGCGAACAAGTTCGGCGAGCCGGCCGCCGACGTGGAGGCAGCGATCGCCGAGGATCCGGACCATGCCGTGCCCATCCTCGATAAAGACTGTATCATGGTCATTCAAAATCCGTGGCGGTGGTTCTAGCCATGGACGAAGAGGCGATCGCGCGGCTGCATGCCAAGGCCCAGGCCGACGACCGGCGTGTACGCCAATCATTTGTGTTCGCGATCCAGGAGCGGGACCCGCGCCGCCAGTTGGCGGATGCAATCGAGCTTAAGGTCAAATGGCGGTTGGAGGACCTCGGCTACCTGGTAGTCGCTCAGACGCACAAAGAGCGTTTTGACTTGTTGGTGCAGGGAGTGCGCGTCGAGGTCAAGGCCGCCACCTGGGACGGCGAGCAATATCAAGCCAACCTGCATGGTAACCAAGCCGACGTGCTCGTATTTGCCTGCATTGATGGCGCGGCGCATTATTTCGTGATTCCCTTCGGAGAGGTATCGAGCCTGCGGATGCTCAAGATCTCGTCGCATGATCCGCGCGATTACATCGGCAAGTGGATGCGGTACTACGCCGCCTGGGAATTGATTGACGAACTGGTGGCAGCCGGCTGCAATGCCTGGCAGCCGGCGCTGATGGAGATCTGACATGAAACAGCATATCGTTCAAGTCACAAGCCTGGCCGAGTTTTGCGCCGAAGTTCCCACGCCCCTGCACGTGGCCGGCGAGGACCAGCCCAACCAGGTCCGGCTGAGTCTGACCGAGCGCGGTACTTCCTTCGGCGGCAAGCTCAACGTGCCAGGCAAGATTGTCGAGCTTTCGCTCCAGGGCATCAATGCACACAATGAGATCGTCTGGCTCATGTACACTTTTGATTTCAGCTTTCCCGACGACGAGTTTATGAACCGGTCCGGCCACTTGATCTACCGGCAGATGCCTGCGATGCGAGACTTGGTGACAGGTTGGCTACAGGCCAAAGGCTACCGTGTGCTCGGTGGGCGCTATGGCATCCCCGATAACATCGCGCCACTGCGCGGCTATTTTGAATGTGTCAAGTGGATCAAGGTTGAATGTGAAGACTCGACGGAATACCGTCTGGAGTCTGTTCAGACATCAGGAGGTGCAGTGTGACCATGTCTCCTCGTACGCCAGTGCAAGTCAGGCAGGATATCAAAGACGCAAAAGGCAATCTACTGATCGCCAAAGGCACGCTAGGCGTGATCAGCTACCTCACGAACTATTTGCCAGGCGGTCATCCACGCAGCGCGGTGATCGTCGCATCGCCGCACGTGTCTACCGATAAACATGGCCGGATCGAACGCTACGGCAGGGGCAAGCTCGTCACCATCCCGCTCGCCGCGCTCGAGCCGGTGCTGGACATCTCGACCTTCTTCGAGCCGGCAGGCCAGCTCGGGAGCGATTGACATGGCCCAAGACGATCCCGCCATTATCCTGACCCACCAAGAGACCTGCATTATTCGAGGCCTGACCTATGCCTCGTCGTCCATCGCATCCGAATTAGAATACCTGGATGCGCTCGAGCAATCGCCTGGTCATTTGGCTGCCCGCGCCGATATAGCCGAGGCGTTACGCTTACTCTCGCGGGCGCGCAATGTGCTGCTCAAGATCGAAAGTCCGCAAGGGCCAGCACAATGAACGAACGGTATCAACTACTCGCGGCGCTCAACGGCATCGCGTTCAAGTGCATCTACGCTTTCACGTGGGAACAGCGGCAAATTACCGTTTCGGAACTTGAGCCACTAGTAGGCCACGATAAAAACACCGTGCGAAAGGCTCTCGCACAACTAGCCCTGTATGGCCTCGCAAGCCAGGTAATCGGCAGCCAGGAAACGTGGTGCCTGACTGACAAGGGCTATCAATTGCCGCTCCCGCTCAATGCGCTGGCGCCGCCAGGCGGTTGTCAGACCGCTAGTGGTGAGAATTTCACCAGTGGTGAAAAATTCTCACCACCTACTACTACTACTTTAAGAGACTATACGAAATTGCCTTTGTTAAGCAGTAGTAGTAGCACGTCTGGTGGTGAGAATTTCACCACTGACCAAACGGCTAACCTGAAGGCATGTCACCAGGATCGCATCTTTGGCAAGAAAGCCGAAAAGCTGGCCGGCCTGGACTGGGTCACGCCAGAGTACATCCATGCGCATGTTGCCCAGGTCAAGCGTGATGGTCAGCGCCTGGGTCTCGCCATCCGCCGCATAGAAGATGGCGATCCGGCGCCCGAGCCGCCACCCGATCAGAATGAAACTGTCGCAGAGTCCTGGCGACGTTACATCCAGAGCGGTCGGCGAATTTGCCCCCATTGCGGGCAGCGAAATGGACGCCACGCGGTGAACTGCGAAATCCATCGGCAGGAGTTCGTCAATGATGCAGAAAAATACAACCCCAGCGACTGAGTCCCGCAAGGGCGAATACCGCGTGCCGGGCCAGGCGAGGCTGAGTGAATGCCGCTCCTGCCATGCCCCGATCATCTGGGCGCGCACTGGCAACGACAAGCCGATCCCGCTCTCGGTCGCCTCGATCCGCACCGATGAGCACGGCATCCGGTGGGCCTTGAGCCACTTCGCCGATTGCCCCAATGCGGCCGTGCATCGCAGCCCGGCTCCGGCCACCACGCTGGACCTGCGCGATCTGCCTGAATATCTCAGGCGCCATGGGCTGGTCGTCGCAAGCTCGACGATCCGCGACGACGGCAATGGGCGCCTGATCGTCGAACTGTTCACAAGGAGGATCACATGAAAATGAAAGATGGAAAGGCAAACGCCCGGACCTTTGGCGAGGCAGTCGGGCGTCTGCAAGTGGTAGGGCCGGACCTTGTGTCCGCCCAGGGGCTTTTTTGAGATAGCCCCGTTCGCTTTTGATTCTATCACACTTTTTCAAGAGGAGTCAACCATGAATTGTTCAATCGTTAAAACTACCGAACAACTCGCCGTCGAGAAAATCATGGTGCGATTGGCCAATCTCGCGGCATATGCCAAGACCCCCGAACAGGTCAGGAGGGTTCAACAACTCATCTTTGAGCGTCAGGCCAGCGACCAGCAACTTGCCCTCATTGAGCAGCGGCTCGGCATCGCCATCGTCCCGATCACGGAGGTCCTCCATGACTCAAGTCATTGATCCGACCCAGTGCACCTACAACAAGTTCCAGCCCGAGACGCGCCGCAAGTTCACGGACGCCGACCTGGTGGATCTCGAATCCATCAAGGAGCATGGTCTCTACTATGCCATCAAAGTTTACCCCGACCCGGACCGCCCTGCAGGGTGGTACATCGTCAAGGACGGCTGGCGACGTATCTGCGCCTGGCTGCGCTGGCGGCCGGCCGGCGAGGGCATCCCCGCCGACGTGGAAGAGCCGCCCGCCGATGACAAAGCACTGTTCACGCAGACCGTCATCAGCAACGAGGGACGCGAAAACTTTAATGCCATCCAGAAAGCCAACCTGCTCGGCCAGGCTGTCGAGCTGGGCATGACCCAGGCCGACGCCGGCAAGTTGTTCAACCCGCCGCTTGGCCAGGCCGCCGTATCCCACCTGCTGAGCTTCCGCAAGCTCCCGCCCGAGATCCAGCGCCACGTCGAGACCGGCGCGGTGCCCGAGCGCATCGCCCGCAACCTGGTCACACTCGCCAGGCACGCGCCCGATAAAGCCATCGAAGCCGCACAGCAAATCGCCGAGGCCAAGGAGGAAGACAAGGACGAGACCGCCTCCGACGAGATCGAAATGGCCTACACGGATGCCCTGCCTTCCCTCCAAAAGTGGCATGCATCCTACAAGTGGCCCGAGAAACTCAAGGACGTCAGCGCCGAGGCCAAGCCGGACAAGGGCGAGCCGACCATGATCTGGGCCTGCACCGATTGCAAGTTCAAACTGTCTTTCGGCTATCGAGAGTTCTGCACCCGCCCGGCGTGCTATAAACTCAAGGCGCGCTTGCTCGACGCGAAGGAAAAGGCCGAGCGCCAAAAGGTGACTGCCACCGCAGAGGCCAAGGGCAAGGCTACCCAGGAAGCCAAGGCGAAGGAAGAGCAAAAACGCCAGGCCAATCGAGTCGAGTGCCTGCGGCTGCTCGACGCCGCCGTGCTGGTCATCGCGCCCCAGCTCCCGCCCTTCGACGACCTCTATGGAGAGGTGATGACAAAATTCATGCACCATCGTGTGCCGCTTGGCTCGACCTATGAGCTCGCCTATGTGGGCAGGCGTTCCCACTATTCTCGCATTCCGATCGCCGACCGCAACAAGTTCATGGCCGCCTGGCTCCTGTGCGATGGCCTGAACACCTGGGATGTCAAGCCGGCTACGTGGCAAACCCACTTTGAAAAGTGGGCCAAGGTCAACAAGATGAAACTGCCGGCAGGCTGGAGCAAGCCCTCGGAGCCTCCCAAGGGCAAGCTGCCCGCGCCAACACCCAAGGCATTGCCCAAGCGCAGGAAGAGCAAAAGAGATTGAAAGGCGCAAGGATGGATCAAGCAAACCAACTCAGGATATACCTGATTCGATCCGGCATCACGTTGGGCGGGAGCGGCTGGACCGACGTTGTGCGGGAAAGATGCCTGACCGAGTTGTGCGATTTCTACAGGGCGATGTCCGACGAGGACAAAAACAGAGTGTGGTGTGTTGCGCGCTTGCTGGCCATCTGGCCAAAAGCGCCGGAAGTACAAGCCGCGGCCAATCAAGCATATGAGTTGGAGCTTGCTCGAGATCTGGCGGGATGGCCAGAGGCCCCAGAAATAGAATCGAGGGCGGCATGACGACATTCCTTTGCCCCGCCTGCGGCGCGTGTCTCGACGTGCGCCGGGGCGACGAGCCCCTGGGCAATCCCAGGGGTGAATCGCCAGGCAGCGTGTCTTCCTCCGGACCCACGCGCCTGATGAAACGCTATGAGATGGGCTCCGGCGCGCCGCCGGCCCTGTACAAGGAGATGATCATCACCACGCCTCACCGTGCGCCCACTCGCGAAGGCGACTTGATCGTGATCCTGGGCCAGGCCCTCGTGTCCACGGTCGTCGTCGGCGCCGCCTCCGGCATGCTCACCGCCTTGTTGCATTGGCCCTGGAAAGTGCCCGCCCTGGCCACCAGCGCCGCGCTGGTCGCTTCCTGGTTCTACCTGCTGACCGACCAGCGCGGGCTGTTGCGCCGCGTCGAGCGCTACATCGGCGCCGACCTCGACGGCGATGGCCAGATCGGCCCGCCCGATCCGCCCGTTGCGCCTCGCCCGGTCCCGACGACTCGGGTCGAGATCAACGAAACGATGAGGAACAGCACCGGCCAGCCCGTCGCCCGCCGGGAGAGCTACGACATCATCCGCGTCTCCAGCCCCGAGCTCGACTATATCGGCTTCCGGGTGATCACCCAGGGCCAGCCTTTCTCCAAGGACGGAATCGCGCGCCTGGAGGGATCGGTCGTCAAGGAGACACGGTTTCGTCAGATCCAGGAGGAGTTTGTCAGGGTTGGCTATGCGCGCTGGAAGAATGCCCAGGCGCACCACCAGGGAGCACTCCTGACCAAGAAGGGCATGGCGATCCTTCGCCATCATGCCGACAATTATGTCGAACTCGAAGAGGACCCCCCTGCCCCACCCGAACCAGAGCTCGCGCGCGCGTGAAATTCGGGCGAATCACGCGCGCACGCGCGCGCGCGCGCACGCGTATGTCCATGGACATGCCCCGGCGCCCCGGCTCCGCGCCTATTGTCACCCTATAACAGAAATGATATAATTAGGCTCAGCAAGCCCCTGGGAAGTCCCAGGGGCAAGGGGCCTTGCCGAGCCTATCGGTACTGCCGGCCGCGTCCCGGCCGGATTGCCCAACACACGCCGCGCGCGAAGCGTGGCGTGTTCGTTCACGCATCAAGCCCACTCCCAATAGCCCTGTATAGTGATGTAGACTGTCTCATTATCCCCCGCCGCGCCATCGGTCTTGTACTCAAATATCTGCCCGTCGTCAACTGCACATTGGTGGTATCCAACTGTATATTGATTCGCTGCTGTACTGAGAGTCATTCCGACATATCGCCAATTGGTAGCTCCATTTCGGCGCGCATACAGATGTTTTACGGCAGTTGTCAGGTCGGCATACGCATAATAGAATTCAACTGTGTGGCATAGATTACTCGTCGCTGCCGTGCAATCCACGTCTATCCCCGCCGAGCCGCCTGGGTCAACGCCATTGACTACCGCAACTGAAATGTCGTCAACGTAGCGGCTAGGGCGTGGCGGCAACGGCACGCCGCGCGCCCCGATGCACAAACCGAGCGGGACGACATAGAATGTGCCTGCCGCGCCCGCAGTGATTTGCAGGTCAACGTAAGTGCCGGCCAGTGTGTGCGCCGGAATCTCGACAATCGTCCAGGCCGCCGCCGAGACTGCCGCCGCCGCCGTCTCGCTCGCATCCGAGTTGAGAAGTTTCGCAGTGATATTGATAGCGCCCACTGACCAGATTGCCACGAGCGCGGACACGACCCGCCCAAGTTTCATCCTCGGCTCGTCGGCATAAGTATACCGCTGATAGAGTCCCTCACCGCCCGCGTCCGCCACGCACTTGAGACAATACTTATAGGTTGCAGTAACACCTCCCTCGCCCGCCACGTCCGCGAACGTGACTTTGGTCGTCGGCGTGCCGACGCTGTCCCACCACAGATTCAGCGTGTCCAGATCGGCATCGTTGGGAGCCACGGACGGGAAGCCCTTGATCTCGTTGACGAGTTGGCTGGCCTGAATGGCTGACCATAGCATATCGCCGCCAGCAGCGGCGGGCTCGCAATCTTCCCAGGCCGCGCCCGTGTCACGCTCCCACTTCTCAAGAGTCGTGTCATAGAACAGCCGCCCGGGGATGGCCGCCGCAGGCCGATTGCCTGTTATGTCCCTCAAAATCAAATCTTCAAAGTCTGTACTCATTGTCTACTCCAAATCTTGTAGGGCCATGACGGGATTCCCGTCAACGTCGATGACAAAGGAAAAATCTCCCGCTGCGACGATATAGACAAACTGGCGATATTGGCCTGTCGGTGAACCATTCGCCGCCGCCGTGATTTGCCCCTGCGCGTTCACCGTGATGTTGGCGTTCGTGTATGCGCCCGCCACGACAGCTGTGTTGGTGATCGAGATTGTTCCAGCGCCGACGATGGGATTGGGCACGCCCGTCAGCCCCGTCCCAGCCGTGACGCTTGTGACTGTCCCGCCCGCGCCGTAGGGCGGGTAGGAATTGATCGTCCCAGCCCCGCCCGTCGTCCCGTTGCAATTGTGGAGCCACATCGTCGCGTTCGCGCCGTTGGCGAAGAAATCGGCAGTCACGGAATGGTTGAAAAATTGAACGTTCTTGCAGATCAGGTAGTTGGCGCGCACCGCGCCCTCGACGTAGATGCCGTAGGTCGAGGTCGCGCCCGTCTTGTCAAACAAAGTGTTGCTGATGGATGAATACTGCGCGGCGGTGTCGGGCGTGTTGATGTAGATGTCGGCAAAGCCCTTGTTGACCTCGAACCAGGAGTCATTGATCTGGATGCCCAGCCCTTCGTCACTTGGCGCAAAGCGCACGGCCCCAGTGTTGGGATTGGCGGCTGTCCCGTTCACCTCCATATCCACGCTGTTGAGCACCAAGAGGTCGCCTTGCTGGTAATCAATTCCCCAGCTCGTGTTCGCGGAAATCACCGTGTCGTTGATCCGCACCAGGTTGGCGTGAATGTTGACGCCGCCGATGGCGAGCAGTGTGTCATAGACTCCGACCGCGTTGGCGTTGATGATGCAATTATCGAGTTGCGAGGCCAGCACCGCCCGAAAACGGCAACCATAGGAGGTGAAAGAGAATACCGCGACCCGCTCCATCTGGAAGTAATACCCGCCTGCCAGGTCAACCCCGATTGTCCCGACACCGCTCCCGTGTATCGTCAGGTCGCGAATCGGCATCGTCAGGGTCAGCGCGGCTGGTACGCCATAGTTGAGCAGCGATCCCGCCGCGTGCGCCATGAGGATCGAGATATTGATGCCCGCCCCGACGAGTGTCACGTTAAAGTACATGGTCAGCGGGTCACACAGGTAGGTTCCCTCTGGAAACCAGACGACCCCGCCCGCCGCGTGCGCTGCATTGATGGCGGCCTGCACGCCTGCGGTGTCATTCGTCACTCCGTTCCCCGTCGCGCCATAGTCCACGACGTTGAAATAGATGTAACTGGCATAGTCCAGGTGAATGAGCGTCCCCGCGATGAACTGTCCGCCGATCGCCTGCGAGTCCGAGATGTACAGCGTGCCTGCGGCGATCACGTAGATGGCAACGGTGTCGCCTTCCAGGTAGATGTTGAATACCTGTCCATAACAGCCCGCCTCGGTCACTGTGCCGTAGCAAATATCAGGCAATGTCTGCGCCTTCGAGAAGCCGCCGCGCACGATAGGAAGCTTGGCCGAATCCGCGCACACGAAGTCAATGCCAATGTTCGTGTTGCCATCTGTTGCGCCATAGCCGCAGTCCAGAAGGTCACAGGCATTTCCAAGCCTCGCGCCAATCGCCATCGTGCCGCCGGTTGCCTGAAAGTATGAATCCTTGCCGGTGACACAAAAGGCTAAAGCCAATCCCTCGGCATCCAGGCCGATGTTTGTTCCCGCTGAATTGAGCGCATTGGCTACGGTGTGAACGAAGTTGACCGAGTTGACGCCGACGGCATAGATAGCCGTCGCGTTGGCCTGCCCCGCCCCGTTGTAGGTGATGCTGCAATCAACGAGCACCGACGAGTTGCTCATCGTCACGGCACGGCCCGCGAAACCGGAGAACGACAGTTTCATATTTCGCAGCGTGACGCTGGCCGGCACGGTGATGGCGGCCGTAAGGGCAATCGTCGCGGCTGGGCCTTCCACGATGTCGCCCGCACCAGAGGCCGCGAGAGCCGCGATGACGCCCGCCTGTGTCGCGGCGTACTCTGCGACAGGGCTGCCGCCCGCATCGAACAGCAAGACGGTATCCCCGCCGCGCCCGACGGTGATCGTTCCATTCGCGCCCATGTCCACCAGGTCAATGTCCGGCCCCTCGGTCAGCACCCGCTCATTCGTCAGTCCGGCATCGAGCGCCAGCGTCACGTACTGGGCATCGTTGGGAGCTCCAGGCACGCCGCCCCCGCCGCCGATGACGGGCGTCTCTAAACTCTCCAGCCGATCCACGCGCCGTTCGACGTGCAGCAGCCGCCGAATGATGTCGGACACCGTTCGTTGCACGCTCTCGATCATGTCTCCGACCTCAACTGGATGCTGACCTTTTCCTCGCCTTGTGAAAGGGAGACTTTCACGGTGTCAATCCGGCAATCAATCGTCTCGCCGTCAAAAACCGCCGTCACATAGTCTCCCAGGCCATAGTCCCGCCCGTACACATAGTTGACAGCGGGCGTGATCGTCCCCGAGAACAAGCTGCGCGGTCTGCGATTCCGCAGCTCCGTCTCCGCCTGGTCGGCGAGCTGCGTCGCATCGTCCGTGTTGCTGGCGTTATAGAAATCCTCGCGCCGGTTGAACGGGCTTGCCCCGATCCGCGCCGGATCGCTCGCCTCGGCGATCGTGCGCGCGGCCTCGGTTCCCGATCCGCCTGCGTAGATGTAGGTCCGCTCATCGCGATAGTTCGCATTCCGTGTCACGTCCGCGATGTTGCCGAAATCCAGCGAGAAAATGACCGGGCCATCTGGGCCGTCCGGAAACCGGTGATCGTTTCCCCACTGCGGCACGTTCGTCCGAAACTCGCACTCCCACCCGTCGTTGAGCGGTGCGATCCCAAAATAGACCGCTGTTGTCTCCGTGGTGTGGCTCGCCTCGGCCACTTCCTGGATCACAGTCAGCAGGTTGCGCCAGGCGGCAGCTTTCGCTTTCGAGGTCCCCAGACTGTGGTCGGCTTGCACACTGAATCCCCAGGCCGACAGGTCGCGCGCTGCCACCGTGCACAGCGCGCCCAGGTTCTCGCGGACGAATGCCTTGATCAGGTTATCGGCTTGCGCAGCCGCCTTGTCGGCCTGCGCCGATCCCGCCGCATACGCGACGATGCGCCTGGCCAGCAAGTCGTTGAGATCCGGCCCGCCGAGGAGGTAATACTTGGTCTTGCCTCTGACCCCCTTTTCGACGTAGCGAGCCAAGCCGACGAAATCCAGCGTGCGCGTCCCGCCTGCCGGGCGGCGCCATACGGCCAGCCGCGTGTCCACCCCAATGAGCGAGATGTCGAACGTCGAGGGCAGCCCCAGTGTGAATGAGCCGGGGGCATTCACGACCTTGCTGTACTCCAGCACAGAATAGGAATCCACCAGCGTCAGCGGATGCCCATCGGCATGGTGCAGCAGCCACACCTCATACTCCGCGCCCATTTTCCTGTGTGCCCTTCCGCATCACTGCACGGCCTCGTCTACCGACAGGTAAGCATCATAGTGCAGGAAGTGAATGTGCGTCGCGCCGGTCGTGTCGTCCATCATCACGCGGATGCCGTTCTGCCCGGCCCCTGCAATCGGATCCGGCACCAGGCAGAAGGTCCCGAAATCGCTCTGAGGCAAGAGCGTAGCGTACGGCAGCATGTTCCCGCGCCAATCGCTCGTGATCGTCTTGAC